CGATCAAAGAGTCTGCGATTTTGGCAAACTCTAAGTTCTTTCAAAAGAAAGATATGATTGCTACGACCATTCCTGTTATCAACGTAGCATTTTCTGGTCGACTTGATGGTGGTTTTGTTCCTGGACTTACCATGTGGGCTGGTCCATCAAAACACTTTAAGACTGCATTCTCTTTGCTAATGGCTAAGTCTTATATGGATAAGTATCCAGATTCTGCTTTATTGTTCTACGACTCTGAGTTTGGCACACCTCAATCCTACTTTGATTCTTTTGGTATTGACACCAATAGAGTTGTTCATACTCCAATCATGGACGTTGAGCAATTGAAGTTTGATATTATGCAGCAACTAGCTGGCATCGAGCGCACTGACAAGATGATGATTGTCATTGACTCTATTGGTAACCTTGCTTCTAAGAAAGAAGTTGAAGATGCCATGGATGGAAAGTCTGTTGCTGATATGTCTCGTGCTAAACAGATGAAGTCTTTGTTCCGTATGGTTACACCACACTTGACTATGAAAGACATTCCAATGGTAGTTGTCAATCATACTTACAAAGAAATTGGTTTGTATCCTAAAGACATCGTTGGTGGTGGTACTGGTTCTTATTACTCAGCTGACAACATCTTTATCTTGGGTCGTCAACAAGAAAAAGAAGGCACTGAAATCGTTGGTTACAATTTTATTATCAATGTGGAAAAATCTCGTTATGTTAAAGAAAAATCTAAGATACCTGTTAGCGTATCTTTTGATGGTGGCATTAGTCGTTGGTCTGGTCTATTGGACATCGCACTCGAGTCAGGGCATGTGGTTAAGCCAAGCAACGGATGGTACTCAAAGGTTGACTCTGATGGAGTTGTTGAAGACAAGAAGTATCGTTTGAAAGATACTGATACCAAAGACTTCTGGATGTCAGTTGTAACTTCAAAGACATTCAATGAGTTCGTCAAGAATAAGTATGCAATCTCTACTGGTGATATTATGCAAGGTGAAGACATTGATGCAGAACTTGCTGCAATAGAAGGATGATATGTACGAAGTACCTGAAGATTTCCAACTACCTGCCCATGTAGTTTTAGAAAATAAGGTGGACAAAACACAGGCAATAAAGTTGCTTGTGAGTCCATATGAGGGTATAATATTCTCTTATGGTAAGGTATCTTTTGATAAGATCGTTGGGGATGCAGAAGAAGAACATGCACATATGCAGTTTGAGTATAACGTGCATGATTATGCTGGCAAAGATTTTAGTGCAAAGCAGAAAGCTGTCTTCGAAGAATTCCTTGGTGACTTCTTAAGAGACCTTATAATTTTTGGTATTAATGAAAACAACATATCATATACTGGTGGTATTGAAGGGTAGAAATTTTAATGCGTATTGAACAAGCCATTCTGTCTAATCTTATTCATAATGAGGAGTATTGCCGAAAGGTAATTCCTTACCTCAAGAAAGAGTACTTTGCTGATCGCAAGGATTCGACAATTGCTGCTCTGTTGATTTCTTTCTTTGAGAAGTATAACAAACCTGCATCATCAGAGATTATTGCCATTGAGGTAACTAATCTTCCAGGGCTAACTGATAAAGAAGTTCCAGAATTGCATGAGTATGCGAAATCACTCGTGTGTGATGTGACGACCAATCCTGATTGGTTACTAGAGAATACTGAAAAGTTTTGTAAAGACCGAGCAGTATACAATGCGATTCTGGCTTCGATTAAAATTATTGATGGTAAAGATAAAGTGCACAACCAAGATGCGATTCCATCCATCTTATCTGATGCACTTGCTGTAAGTTTTGATAGCCACATTGGTCATGATTACATAGACGATGCTAATGAGCGTTTCGAATTCTATCATAGAATTGAAGAAAAGGTTGCTTTTGATCTTGAGATGTTTAACCTTATCACTAAGGGTGGACTTTCCAGGAAAACTCTGAACATTGCACTTGCTGGTACTGGTGTTGGTAAGTCTCTGTTTATGTGTCACGTTTCTGCATCTAGTTTGATGCAGGGTAAGAATGTTCTTTACATTACCATGGAAATGGCAGAAGAACGTATTGCTGAACGTATTGATGCAAACCTATTGAATATTACCATGGATGAATTGAAGGTCATCGATAAAGATATCTTTGATTCTAAAATGGATAAATTGGCTAAGAAAACTCAAGGCAAGCTAATCGTCAAAGAATATCCAACTGCATCTGCCCATGCTGGTCACTTTCGTGCTTTGCTTGAAGAATTGAAGATGAAGCGTGACTTCCGACCAGATATTATCATGATTGACTATCTAAACATCTGTTCTTCTCAGCGTGTCAAGCAAGGTGGCTCTGTAAATTCTTATACATATATTAAGTCGATTGCTGAAGAGTTACGTGGTCTTGCTGTAGAGTATAATGTGCCGATTCTGTCTGCAACCCAAACTACTCGTAGTGGTTTTACCAATAGTGATCCAGGGTTGGAAGATACGTCAGAATCATTTGGTTTACCAGCTACTGCTGACTTTATGTTTGCTTTGGTATCCAATGAAGAACTTGAACAACTGAATCAAATCATTGTCAAACAACTGAAGAATCGTTACAACGATCCAGGATTTTATAAACGATTCGTTGTTGGTATTGATAGATCAAAGATGAAGTTATATGATGTAGAAGCCTCTGCTCAACAGAACTTGTCAGACGCTGGTCAATCTTATAGTATGAAAGAAGACAAGCCTCTCTTCGATCAAAGTGATTTTGGCAAACGACTACCTAGTAATACTGGGTTCGCTGATTTTAAATTTTAAGGAGTAGATATGGTTAAGATTATTGTTGCTGATAGAAAGTATAACAGCGAACATTTGCTAGGGCAGTTTGTTGATGAGAGTCACTATGACTTGTTGGTTGAAGAGGATTGTGACGTTTACATGCCACTACCTGTTGGTGACGACGAAACATATCCAGAAGATCGTATCGTCTTTAAGTTCCGCAAGAACTACTTTTCCAAAGAACAGCAAGATGCAGCATACGCTGGCTTGCGTGAAGCTGCAATTGAAACACAGAATCGTGGACTAGCTGCAGGACCACGTGCAGATAAACTTGGTAATCGTGAGTGGGTTACTGAGTACGAGTACGAAATTGTAGACTACTTCTTGAAGCCTACTGAGAATCTTTTTGGTGAAGATCCAATCGAAGAAATTCGTAAGAAGTACGGCAATAAAAAAGATTCAATCTCTAATCGTGCCAACGTTTGGTCTATTGAACGTGTTAAGAAAGAGAAGTTTAAATTCGAAGACTGGGTTAACAAAACTAAACTGTTACCCCAAGAAGAACAACAGGCAAGTGCAGCGCATGTAGCTGATAAGTTAATCTGCGCTACTACGTATGCTAACTCTGTAAACTCTGGCATCGCTGGATGGTTCGATCGTTATCCACGTATTCCTTATGGTCGTGCCACTGCATATACTTCAAAGAATCCAGAGAAGTTTGCCATGGCATTCCCATTCTTACAAAATCTTGCCAAGGGTTTTAAAGATCTTCTTCCATGGAGATACAATAACCAAATGGAAGCTGCAAAGAAACTTGATCCTGCATTCTTAGTTCCTGGAACTCCATTCACTACAGTAACTGTCAATAAGACTTTCCGTACAGCTGCGCATTACGATGCTGGTGACTTGACTTCTGGTTTGTCTAACTTGCTGACATTGTCCAATGATGGTAACTACTCTGGTGGTTATCTTATTGCACCAGAGTATCGTATTGCTGTAAACGTTCGTCCAGGTGACTTGCTGTTGATTAACAACCATGAAGTTATGCATGGTAATACACCTATTGTTTGCCAAGAAGGTTCTGAACGCATTTCCCTAGTTGTTTACTTTAGAGAGAAAATGCTAGAGTTGGGAACTAAAGAGTACGAAGAATGTCGCTTTGACTTTGTTGAGTCTCGCAGACTGAATAAAGAACATAAAGAATGGCGTCAACTATGGAACGGTGTTTCACCTAGCATGTGGGACAGCGAAGAATGGTATGACTTCTGTGAGCAAAAACTAGGTCGTGATACACTTGAGAAGTATCATCCCGACTCTGTAAAATCAAACTCATTGGAAGGATTCTTTTAATGTGTTCTATTATTGGTGCGATCATCCGTAACCCTACGAGTGATCACTTTGATATGATACGACGTGTATTCCATGAGTCAAAGATTCGTGGAATGCATGCTACAGGAATGTCTATATTATTTGATAATAAAATTATGACGTTCAAAGAACCTGTCTCTGCAGACAAGTTTGTTCATTTAGATTCTTTGGAGGAAATGGTAAATCATG